TAAAAAAAGGCTAAATACCTTTAAACTAGCTATTATGCAAGTAGAAGATTTTCAAATAGATGGAGATAAAATAACAGAAGAGCAATTGAATGCATTATATATTTACTTATCAATGACATTTGATACTATGAAAAATGAAGAAAAATATATGTGGTATCAAATAATGCAAAAAATAGATAAAGAATTTTATGATCAAGATTAAATTATTATTACTAGAAGGTTGTAGTAAGTGTGAAAAACTAAAGCAAGAATTAGGTAAAAATTACGTACATTATAATTATGAAGTTTGTAAATCGGATACCGAAATATGTGATTCTATTGAAAATTTAATAGGATGTTCTAACTATCCTATAGTATTAAAAATGATAAATGATAATTTTATAGAAGAAATTATTTATTTAACAGACAATTATGATGATGTAGGAAATACTATATCATTAAATAATAAAATTAAAGGAAAACCATTATACTCTATAGATCAATTAATAGATTACACATTAAAGTTGTAAATTCATAGTATGAAATATAAACAATTAATATTAAGGAAAATATTTGAATTAAATAATTTAATAAATTCTCAAAGAGCTTTAGTATCAACTGCAAGATCTCAAGAAGAGCTTCATGCTCAATTAGATAAAATAAAATCTAAAATAGATGAAATTGAAGTATTGATAAATAGTGAAAATGAATTTTAAATAAAAAATAAGTTATGAAAAATTTAAGTCCTGAACAAATGGCTGAAAATCTAGCCAAGTTTTATTCTTTAATTAATAAGTATATTTCTGGTAATAGGAAAGACAAACTTTTGGAAATGTACAAAGATATTGAAGAAACTCTTGCTACTTCTCCTGCTTCTACAAAAATAAGTCATCATAATGCTTTTGCTGGTGGTTATTTAGATCATGTTATTAGGGTTACGGAAGCGGCTTTAGTATTTGAAAAGGTTTGGGATAAATTTGGCCAGAACAAAAATTATACAACTGAAGAATTAGCTTTTTCAGCACTTAATCATGATCTTGGCAAACTAGGTACTAATGATGAACCAGTTTATATTCCTAACCAGTCACAATGGCATAGAGAGAATCAAGGTCTTATGTTTAACTACAATCCTGCTATAACTCATATGAGAATTGCGGAAAGAAGTTTATTCGTACTTCAGAAATATGGTATTCAGGTTTCAGAAAATGAGTTTCTAGCTATCAGACTTCATGATGGTTTGTATGAAGAAGCAAATAAACAATATTATATTACTTATAATAAAGATACAGAATTAAGATCTAATATTGCTTACATATTGCATCAGGCAGATTTGATGTCTAGTAAAATTGAATCAAACTAAAATTAATATATTATGACAACAGGAATTATAGCCCTTATAGTTTGGGCCATATCTATAGTAGGATATATAATTTGGAATTTATTCCAAAAGAATAGAAGACTAGAATCAATGGTTATTACTCAACAATTATTTATTGATAATATTAAAGATTGTATGAAGGAAATAAATACATGCGCAAATCAAATTGATTCTAAATTATGGGTGCAGTCTGATCCTGAATTTTTAAGCCTTATGGAAAATGTAAAACAAATGCAAAGTAGGATTAACGAATTTATAGAAGAATAATATGACTGATATACTAGCAAATGAGGAAGAGGTTCTTTTAACTAAAAAAGGTGAACCTAGAAAAAGGAAGCCTAAGACAAAAAATAACTATTTTACAATAGAAACTGAAGAAGCAATTCTAAGGTACAGGGCGGCCAAAAATCAAGCGGAAAGAAATAGAATATATAATGAAGATATTCACTACGGATTTTATAAATTAGTAGAAAATATTATTCATACATTTAAGTTTTATTATACTGAGGTTGATAATATAGAGGATCTTAAATATGAAGTAATATCTTTTCTTCTTCAAAAATTAGACCTTTATGACCAATCTAAAGGCAAAGCGTATTCTTATTTTGGAACAATTGCTAAAAGATATTTAATTATATATAACCAAAAAAATTATAAGAAACTTGTAGCAAAGGCAGAGATTGGAGAACAAAATGATGATGATGCATTATTAAATAGCATCCTTGTAAAGGAACCAGAACCAGAGCTAGATAAGCTAGACGTGGTAGAGCTTTTCATAAAATATGTAGATGACAATTTATTAGAATTATTTGATAAAACTGAGGAAATAAAGGTTGCTGATGCTATTTTAGAAATATTTAAAAAAAGGGAAAATATAGACATTTTTAATAAAAAGGCTGTCTTTATATATGTAAAAGAGATGGCTGACACTCAATCTAATACCATTACAAAGGTAATTAAAAAGCTTAAAAACATCTACAGAACTATCCTTAATGAATATCTTGAAAACAATGACTATTAATATTTATTCTAAAAAGTCATGGAACTTGATAAGGAAATATTTAAAGGTAAAACTATTGCCAATCTTGTAGAAGAGGTATACGATAAGCAAAAAAATCAAGATTCTACAATTAAACAGGAGATTATGAGGCTTGCCGACATGATTGAAACCCCTGGTGATGCCATTGTAGTTGTGCCTCTACTTAAAGGATTTATAGATTCTAGTTTAAAAAACGATGAGGTTCTTTTAAAATTACTTAATCTTTTCCAAAAAGCTGCTGAAAGTAAAAAAGCTGGAGATACTGAAGATTCTGGTATTCTTACTGAAAAGGATATTGAACAATTATTTTCTGAGGTTTCAACAATTAAAATTAAAGATCCTAAACAACTACCTAGCGTATAATGGCTAATATATTTTCAAATAATCCAACTGCGGAAGTTAATAACGGAGGTTATTATTTTCAAATAGGAAGAGTAAAGTCTATAGTAATGGGCCCATATAAAACGGCTACAAATGAAATAGACTATGATTATACTAATCCAGCAGATGTAGGAAAAATTAGATATGAATTATTATATTCTTCATTTAATATATCTTTTGCATCAGAAACAACAGAACCAGCCTATCCTATATTTAATTTTATAAAACAATATCCAGTTATTAATGAAATAGTTTTAATAATAGCAGGACCTTCAGAAAAATTAAATGATAGAATTACTAATCAACAATTTTATTATTTTCCTGCTTATAATATTTGGAATCATCCTAATCATGGAGCGTTTCCTAATCTACAAGAATATTATAGTTTTTTAGAATCTTACTCTTCGCAAGCTGAATATCAAAGTACAGAATTAGAAAATCCCAGTTTATCAATGGGAAATACTTTTTATGAAAATGATAAAATTAAAAATCTGCAACCATTTGAAGGAGACATTATTTTTCAAGGTAGATTTGGACAGTCAATAAGATTAGGAAGTACAGTTATAGCGCAAGAAACTATAAATCCATGGTCTGTATCAGGAACTAATGGAGATCCTATAACTATAATTACAAATAAAGTATCTGAAAATAATATAGGATCAGTAATTGATAATACTTTGGAAGATATAAATAGGGACGGCGCTTCTATATATATGACTTCTACTCAAGAAATATTTTTAGATGATATAAATAATTTTCCTAGAGGATCTTTTAAACAAAAAACAACTGTTCTTAGATCTAGACCTATTATAAAATCTTTTACAAAACCTATATCTACAGAAATATTATCAGCGCAAGAACAAGATTCAAGAGCAAGAGAAAATAATTTAAATATTTAGAATGGCACTACCTGTTCCTCCATATAATCCACAATTTCCATATAAAGGCGATCAAATAATTTTATCAGCAGATAGAGTAACAATTCATTCTAAAAATGATGCTATTTTTCTTTTTGGAAAACAGGCCGTAGGTTTATCTTCAGTAAAAACTATAAATTTAGATGCTAATCAAGAAATATTATTATATTGTAAAAAAATCACTTTAGGAGAAAACGCCAAAGAACCTCTTATATTAGGAAAATTTTTTAATGATAGACTTAAACTTTTTGTACAAGAAATTAGTACCGTATCTGTTTTATTAGCGCAGTGTTCTGAATCTGAATTAGGCACTAGTATGCAAGCAATTTCATCGGCTGGAAAAAAATTAAATAAGGCGTGCAAAATAATGTTAAATGTTATAGAAAATGATTCATTTTTGTCTAAAAATACTTATACAAAATGAGTCTTACAAGAAATTTAGTAAACGATAAATTAAATATAAATACCACTTCTGCTAAAGGTATAGAAAAAGCTATTGCAACTATAGCTACTTTTATAATAAATGCACAAAGTACAACAGATGCCATAATTTATGGAAAGTATTCATTAAAACCAGATGAAGGTAATTTAATTACTAGAGCTTTAGATAAAGGAACTATTTATATTTTAGAAAGATTAACGACTGTAGATTTTTGTAATATTATAAATCATGCTATAAGCCAAATACCAGGAGGAAAACCTTTTAATCCAAATGATCCTATTCCTGAAAATCCAATAGCAAAAAAGAAATGGCAAATACAAAAAATAGCTTTTGATATTCAAAAAACAATTGATGCTTATAGATTAACTCCTAATAGTTTAAATGAAGGAGTTTTTAAATTTGCGACCTCTACAAATATTGATGATTTATACAGTTTAATAACTGATATAAGAAGATATATGAATATTATATTAGAAGCAAATTCTGGATTAAATGATCCTGAAATAAGGGAACTTTTTCCTGAGGTTTCTATAGCTTCTAATTTTATTCAAAATATATCAACTCAATTTGAAAGATATACAAATATAGAAAATCTACAAAATTTACTTCCTAAAGAAATAGAAAAAATATTTGATATTATAGACAAAGTTAGAATAGTTTGTATGACTATTCAAACATTAACAAGTGCTTCTAGTGTATTAGCAACAGCAGATTTTATAGCTGGGGGTGCGATTCAAGATCAAATTGAAAGATTAAATAGAGAAATTCCAATAGATAAAGCTATTCCAACTTTAAATAATATTTTAAAAAGCGCTAGAAATATATCTTCAGTAGCACAAAAATTAGCTTCTTATATAAATACATGTAGATCTTTTATTAGAATTTTTTTAATATTATTAAAAGCTTTTTATGTAATAAGAAAATTCTTTTTCGGACTTCCTATACCATCAGTATTTACTACTGCTGGTGTTAACACTCTATTAGCTAATATAAATGAAGATGTTGTAGGAGCTAAGGGAATAGACAAACTTGTAAAAAGATTACAACAAATAAATTTTGTTTTAAATTTAATGGTTATATTTGTGACATCTCTTGTTGCTGGTATGCAAATAATAATAGATAAATTAACTTTAATAGTTAGTAGTTTACAAAATTGCACTAATGTAGAAGAACCTCTTAAAAAAGAAATACAAGATACTATAGATTCTTTAGAAAATTCAGCAGTTCCTCTAAGAAATTTTATAAATTCATATAATAGTAATACTAATAGATTACAAAGAAATATAGGTCCTTATGCTATAGAAATTATTCCTGAAGAACTAACGGATGAGGGAATTTCTATAAGAAGAAGATTTGGAATAGCTAGAGATCAAAATGGATTTATTGTAGCCCAATCTACTCCAACATTTGCTTCTTTAGATTTAATTATAATAAACGAAGTAAAATTTATATTATATTCAAAAGGATTAATAGATGTTTCTATCCCTGCCTTATCTCCTGATGATTTACTGACTGTTTTAGAATCTAATAAGTTTTTAGGAGATGATGATTTAGATTTACAAGATCTTACATCAACTTTAACAGATGCAAATTTTGTATTAAATCAAAATAAAGAATTAGGACTTTCTCAATTTATAGATAATTTACCAGGAGGTAAATCACTAAGAAAAAAAATGAGATCTGCTCTATCTGCCCAGAATAATAATATGAAAACAGAATTAGGAAATATAAATCCAAATAACGGAAAAACTAGTACCTCAGGATAAAAAAAATAATATTAATAGTAAATTATTAAAAATAATATTTATAATATATGGGACAAATAGACCAATTAAGAAAACTAATAAGGGAAGAACTCAGAACAGTTCTTAAAGAGGAACTTCCTAAACTATTAAGTGAGGTTAAAAAAACCCCTATGGCAGACCCTAAAAAGAGTTTACAGGAACAGGTAAAATCTAAAATACCAGGAACTTTAAACACGGCTATTCCTAAACCTGTTAAATTTACAGGAAATAATCCTATGGCAGCATTCTTAAATGATACTGCACAAAATATGTTAAATGAAGATTTTAATATGACCTCAGATAATGTTCATCCTGGATTGGCATTTCAACCTAGAGAGGTTAAGGTAGGTAGTGTAGAAGGAATGTTAGGAACGGCTAGACCCAGTTCAAATATAGATGCAGTTCAAATAAATGAGGTTCCTGATTTTACTGGACTTATGGCAAAACTTAAAGAACAAGGACAAATATAATGGCCTACGGAGTAAAACAAATATCACCACTAGATTTAAAACCATCAACAGCAATTGGTGTAAAAATACCTTTTGCTGCTGATAATGTATTTTCATCTGTATATACCACAAAAGATCAATTAAAATATAATATTATAAATTATCTTTTAACAGATCCTGGGGAAAGGGTTTTTAATCCTACTTTTGGTGCTGGTCTTAGGGCTAGATTATTTGAACAAATAGATCAAATTACTCTTGAAGAGATTGAACAGTCTATAAGAACTCAAATGGAATTAAAGTTTCCCCAAATTGAAATAACTCAATTAAGTATAATACCTAATCCAAATTATAGTACTATAAATATAAAATTTAGTTATAGACTGCTTACATCAAATGAAAATGATTCTGTTATTCTAACTATTGAAAATATGTAAAAATGGCTACTCAAACTGATATATCATATATAAATAAAGATTTTAATACATTTAAAACAGATCTTATAGAGTATGCTAGGGCGTATTACCCTACAGTATATAACGATTTTACACAAGCCAGTCCAGGATCTATGTTTATTGATATGGCGGCTTATGTTGGAGACGTATTATCTTTTTATTTAGATAATCAAATACAAGAGAGCTTTTTACAATATGCAAAACAAAAAAATAATTTATATACTTTAGCTTATATGTTAGGGTATAGACCTAAAATAAGCTCTGCGGCAATAGCAAATGTAGAAATATATCAACAAATACCATCAATTAATATAGGAACAGAAACCATTCCAGATTTTTCTTATGCATTTACAGTAAGACAAGGAATGCAAATTAGATCTAATGTAGATTCTAGTGTTTCTTTTTATATCCCTGATAAAATAGATTTTTCTATGTCATCTTCTATGGATCCAACTACTATAGATGTATATACAATAGATAGTTCTAATATTCCTACTTCTTATATTCTTAAAAAAACTAGACAAGCATTATCTGGCCAATTAAAAACAGCAAATTTTGCTTTTGGAGCACCTCAAAGATTTTCTACTGTATCAATTTCTGATAGTTCAATAATAACTATTTTAGATGCCAAAGATAGCGATGGAAACACATGGTATGAAGTACCTTATTTAGCCCAAGATTATATATTAAAACCAGTAGAAAATACAGCGGCAAATTATCCATCATTATATCAATACCAGAATCAAGTTCCTTATATGCTTCAAAAAATGTATGTTTCTAGAAGATTTGTTTCTAGATTTACATCAGAAGGAACTTTAGAAATAGAATTTGGACCAGGAATAAATTCAGTAGCAGATACTGCTGTTTTACCTAATCCTAATAATGTAAGTGTTGGTTTATCTGGTGGTGGACTTAGTACTTTATCTAGCTCATTTGATCCTACTAATTTTGTTACAACACAAACTTATGGATTGGCTCCTAAAAATACTACTATAACATTTCAATATTTAGTTGGAGGAGGCGCAAGATCAAATGTACTATCTAATCAGTTAACTGAAATATCATCTTTTTCTTCCGCTGGTAATACTACATATCAAAATACCTTAGCAGTTAATAATATAGATCCTGCTTCTGGTGGTGGCGATGGAGATACTGTTAATGAATTAAAATTAAATATATTAGCAGAATTTCCAACACAATATAGAGCTGTAACTCAAGAAGATTATTTAGCAAGAACTCTTAGTATGGATCCTAGATATGGTAAAATTTCTAAGGCATATGTAACTAAAGACGATGCTACTTTTAATAATTACATGAGAGGAGATATAGGTCAAAAAGATCAAGTTTTAGTTAGTCTTTATGTTTTAGGATTAAATTCTAATAACAACTTAGAAAACCCTTCTCCTGCTATGCTTGAAAATTTACAAACATATTTATCAGATTATAGAATGATGACAGATGCAGTTAATATAAAACCTGCATATATAATTAATATTGGTTGTGATTTTGATATTATAATTAGACCTAATTATACTAGTCAAGATGTATTAGCTAGATGTATAACAGTATTACAAGACTTTTTTAATATTAACAATTGGCAAATAAATCAACCTATAATATTAGGAGACATTTATTCTATATTAGAAATTGTTGAAGGAGTTCAAACAGTTAAAAAAGTTAATATAGTTAATAAATCTGGTTTAACTAGCGGATATTCCAGATACTCATATGATATATCTGCAGGAACTTTAAACGGAGTTCTTTATCCGTCTTTAGATCCTTCTATATTTGAAGTAAAATATCCTAATACAGATATTCAAGGTCGTGTAGTAACAATGTAAAAAAAAATAAAAAATGGCTGTATATAAAATATTTGCTACTGCTGATACTACATTATATTCTAGTAGTCCTGCTGCCAATACTGGATTAGATTCTATTTTAGAAGTATCTGTAAAAAACTCTAATAATCCATCTAATTATTTTGTTGATCCTGTACCATCAGAACCTCTTCTTCAAGATAATTTAAGAAGATCAATTATATCTTTTTCAGATTCAGATATTGCTGTTTTAAAATCTTTTACTACAGGATCTTGGAAAACTAATTTAAGACTATATTTAGCAACTGCTGAAAATTTAAATACTACTTATAGTTTAGAAGTAAGACAAGTTTCTCAGTCGTGGCAAATGGGAACAGGTAAATTTGGAGATATTCCAGAAACTAGAAATGGAGCATGTTGGTATAATCCTAATCAATTTTCAACTGCATCAAATCAATGGGGAAATGGATCATATTATTTAACTCCTGGAGGTGGTTCGTGGACAAATGGATCAACTACTCAATCATTTGGCTATTCTGATAATAAAGATATAAACGTTGATGTAAGTTCTATAGTTAACACTTGGTTTAGTGGTTCATATCCTAATTATGGATTTTTAATAAAACATCCAAATGTTATAGAACAAAACTCAGGTAGTTATATAGGACTAAGTTTTTTTTCAGTAGATACGCATACTATTTATCCTCCAACATTAGAAATAAAGTGGGATGATAGTTCATATTCTACAGGAAGTCTTTCGGTAATTAATAGTACAGATAGTGTAATTACTTTATCTAATAATTTAGATACTTACAAATACGGAACAGGAAAATATAGGTTCAATATAAATGCAAGAGATAAATACCCAATAAGAACATTTACAACATCTTCTTTATATTTAACAAATAAAGTGCTTCCTCAAACATCTTATTGGGCTTTACAAGATGTAAAGACAAATGATATACTAATAGATTATGACACTACGTACACAAAAGTTAGTTGTGATGGAATAAATAGTTATTTTAACCTATATATGAATGGACTTGAACCAGAAAGATATTATAAAATACTAATTAAAACGGTATTATCAGATGGTACATCTTATGAAATAGATAATGATTTAATATTTAAAGTTACTAGATAATGGCAAATATAGAATTATCAAAAAAAATATATGGATTAGCTACATACACAAAAGCTATAAATACAAATTTTGAAGAATTTATTACAGAAGAAACAATTGTAACTTCTAGTTTAATAACTGTAGATGAATTTTTTGAATATTATGATTTATTATTTTTTGAAATACCTGTTTCTGGATCTATAAATTCTCATTCTTATTTAGTTGAAAGAAGTCAAGAGTATTTAGGTGGGTCTGTTTTAGATGCGGAAAAACAAGCTTTAATAGAAGAAATAAATTCTTTACGTCAACAGATATTAGATATAAATCAATCTATGAATAATATCAATAATTTATTATAATGGAATTAGTTAATATTACATATACCGGAACTGGTAATCCATCTGGAGATCTTTCAGCAAAAGATAGACCATTAATTAATGTTAATTATATAAATTCTTCTTTTGGAAATGAGGGAGACTATATTGAATTGTTTATATATGATGAAAATGGAAGTAGCATTTTTATTGACTATGATGCATCAGATTATTATCCATATATATTAAATAATCCAAAAAATAATACATATTCTGCATTAACTTTAAATCCTGAATTAGATCTTAAAGAAAGGGGTTTTAAGAGAGGTATTTTTAATTTACAGTATTGTTTTTATAATAGGCTATTTAATTCATCAGTAGGAAGTTTTTATTGGATTAAGGAGATTTCGTCAGATAGAACTGAATTAAGATTAGCTTCACAAACAATAAGTTCAGATATTATAAGATCTGGATTTAATGCATACCAAGCAATAATAGCCACTAGAAATTATTATCCGGTATTTTATTTAAATTTTGGAAATAATGAATTAGTAGCTGCAAATAATGTAGCTTATACAGAGGATGATTTAGGAGGGTATTTACTTATAAAATTATATGAGCCTTTAGATAGTAAATATTCATTAAAAGATAATTTATGGATAGTAGATAAAATATCTGAACCAGCAACTTTTGAAGTTTCTATACAATCTCAAGTTGCTCAAGTTACAGAATTAAATTATTTAAGAGGGCCTAATTTTAACGTAGAAATAAATAATAAAAACGGACAAACTACTCCTTATTATAACTACGATAATTTAATAGCTAGTCCGGTTACTTCTTCATTTCAAAAATTACTAAGTTATTATCAAGATAAATCTATAGCAATTAATATAGATTATAGTAATTTTAAAAACTTTGTACATTTTTCCAGTGCTTATGAAAGAGTAAGTAATTTTATTTATAAAATTCAATTAATAGAAAATTATAAGCAGCAACAATATAGTCAGTCATTAATTGCAGGAGGAGCAACAAATTCCACATATGCCAATGCTACTAAAGATTCAGCTCAACAAGCTATAGATAATATAATAACTAATTTTGATACATATGAATATTTTTTATATTTTAATTCATCAAGTTGGGCTTGGCCTAAATCAACATCAACCCAACCGTATCAATTATATTCAGTAACTTCTTCTCAAGTATCTAATTTTTTAGGATCTAGTAATACTATACCGACACCTACCACTCAATCTTTATTATTTTCAGCATCATATTATGATTCTACTAATAAAGATTTACTACATAATTCAATACCTCAGTATTTATTAGACGATTCAAATAATGAACCATTCATAACTTTTTTAGATATGATTGGCCAGCATTTTGATAATATTTGGATATATTATAAAGATTTATCTAATAGATATAATGCAACAAACAATCCTGATACTGGAATATCTTTAGATCTTGTAGGAGACGCGTTAAGGGGTTTTGGAATTCAATTATATACTAACTCAAATATATCTAATAATCTTTATTATACTCTTTTCGGAATAAATGCAGATGGATCTTTATTACCTCCAACTGGATCTGAGTACATAACAAATTATGTAACTTCAAGTTTGACGACACTATCAGCAAAAGAAATTCAACAAGAATTTTATAAAAGATTATATCACAATTTACCTTATTTATTAAAAAGTAAAGGAACAGAAAGAGGAGTTAAAGCATTAATTAGCACATTTGGAATACCAGATAATATTTTAACAGTTAGAGAATTTGGAGGAACTCCTATAGATTTTGTAAATGGAATTTATGATTTAGATTCATCTACATATAAAATATCTACAATAACAAGTAGTTTAACTTTGTCTTCTTCTTTATTACATCCTGAAGCAAGTTTACAATATTATAAAAATACTAATAGATTAAATACAACTAATATTGAAGTTGGATTTTCTCCAGCAGATACTATTAATAATAATATTGTATCATCGCAAGGATATTTTGATATAGATCAATTAATTGGTTCGCCAGGATATCAATATTCTTCTTCATACTTTCCTTTGGATAGTTTTAAAAATGCTTATTTTTCAACATATACTCAACCTAATAGTATTTGGGAATATATAAGACTTATTAAGTTTTATAATAACTCTTTATTTAAAATGATTAAAGATTATGTTCCTGCTAGAGCAAATCTCTCTACTGGTATCATAGTTAAATCACACATGCTAGAGAGAAATAAATACGCTAGGCACGAGCCAAGTGTTAGTTTTAATGACTATTCCCAGTCTATTGATATGATAGAAATATCTGGATCTTCTGGTGGCGCTATTGAAGGATATTCTGGTTGGACAGGCTATACAATATGTTCATCTGGATCTGTGTTTATTTCTAGTTCTAATGGAATAGAAAAATATACAGGAGAATTTAGCGGATCTAATATTATTGTTACAAATGGAGAGGCTTTTCCACAAGTAGAAATATCTAGTTTAGCATCTTCTGCTTCTTATTTTGCTACATATTCATTAGGGGCTTTATACCAAAATGTTACTCAATCAGTAAGATCTACAGTTTTATTTGATCTTGATTATACCTCAGATCAATCAATCCCTGTAAATTATGGAATAGTTACTCAATCTATGAATAATTCTAGAATTGATAATTATGCAACGTACACTAATTTTAATAACCCATATGCATATGTTCAAGATTATAATTATAATTTAAAAAGATCTATCATTCCTAGATATAGTGGATCATATGTACAAAGTTCACAATATAATGTGTACACTGATGGAGATATTTCGTTTGGTAAAACAGCAGCAATTGATAAAATAAAATATCAATATGCTTATTTAATAGATATATACTCTGCATCTTTTCAATTACCTCAAAGAGCTAATGCACAAATTAAATACTTTATAGATAATAGTGAAAACGTATTAGATTTAACTAAATTAAATAAAAATATTTTTACTACTCAAAATGTATTTAAATCAGGAGAGACTTTAGATGTATCATTATTTAATTATGATAATACTAATCCTTATATACAAAGATTAGCTAATAATAGTAATTTTACTATATATGAAGGAGGTTATAGATATAGTCCTATTTTATTTAGAGTTTCTGAAAGTAACAATGTCGGATTTTATTTAGATAATCCTATAGAAATTACATCTACTGTTTCTAATCCTGGTGGTAGAGTTTATTCTGCTCCATCTGCTGAATACACTCTAGCTAATTGGTCTTCTCTATATAATATAAATAATCAGTTTGGTCAAAACATATATGGATATACCGCTTCTTGCGCAGGAGGAACTAGTCCTATTACAGAAAATTTAACTGTATATTGGCAAATGACTCCAACTAATCCTGGATCTGGATATACAACTATAAATGGACAAATAGAAAGAGCTATTGGGCAAACTTTACCTTTTTATATCACAGTTGGTGGTGCTAGTTATTATAATCCTCCACAAATAACAAATGTGCAAAAATGGGTTGCAGGAACTCCAAGTACTATTACAACTACACAATTTATAGATGAAATTGTAGATCAAGATCCTTGTTGGTATGCAATTGATAATAGAACTATAAAATTATCATTAACTCAATCTGCATATTATGATAACTTTATTTTTAGTGGTAGCTATCCAGGAATAGATACTCCTGTATTTACATTTTTCTTGGAAAACATGGATTTGATTAGATTATATAATACATCAAGTGGATTTACTCCAAAATCAGAATATAGAGTTTTAAGTGCTTCTCCTTTAGAAGATTCAACAGGATCATTTTGGACTTTTACTGTAGATAAAGATATTAATCCTCTTGATACTAAACTTGGACAATTTCCTAGTCAAATTTGTAGATATATAGTACTAAAAAGAATTCCTGATGAAACAAATGTTATTTTAAACTATAATTTAAAAACACCGATTACTCAAGACGGAATACTTTTCCCACAATATATAGATCCAGATGTAAGAGATAATTCTGGAAATGTTATAAAATCTCTAAGACAACAGAATTTAATAGACCCAGATACAAACACAATAATTTTCCAATAACACATATTTATTTAAAAGCCCATTTATATGTCATATTTAAGTAGTACATCGGTGGTAGTAGATGCTATCCTTACTAAAAAAGGAAGAGAACTTCTTTCTAGAAATAATGGATCTTTTCTAATTACCCAATTTTCTTTAGGTGATGATGAAATAGATTACAGTCTTTATAATCCAAACCACCCATCAGGATCCGCATTCTATGGTGAGGCTATTGAGGCTATGCCTATAATTCAAGCATATCCTAATGATACTGAGATTATGAAGTATAAACTTATTACTCTTCCTAGAGGAACAGCTAAAGTACCTGTACTTGATTTAGGATATGATGCAATTAAATTAAAACAAGGAGCATCTCTTGCAATTACTCCTCAAACTCTAAACTACCTCGGCGCTACTTCAACTTTTGAACAATCAGGATATGTAGCCACAATTGGAGATGTTAGAGTAATGAGTTCATTTAATGGAGTAGGTATAAATACACCAGAAGCAGTATCTCTTAATTCTACAACTACTATAGGTACTAATGTAAGTAAAACTGTTATAGGAACTACAATTAACTTAACTGCAACTACAGTTAATACTTTATTTGGATCAAATACTTCATTATTTACTACTTTAGTTGTAGTTGGTCGTGATTCTGGAGCAAGAATTAGTATACCTGTAACAATTACAAAAAACTCATAATATAATAAAATATGTCATTTACAAGATTAGAAGCATCAGATTTTGTCATATCATCTGACTCGGTAACAGCACCGGCATGGAGTAATAATGTAACTATTCTTACTAATTTTTTTACAGCATCAGCTAGTTCTACAGGAAGTTATTATGTAGATGTTTATGATGGATCTATTGTTTCCCCATCAGCTTCTATTCAATTTTCTGTTGCTTATGGACATTATGCAGGATCAGGATCTGCTCCATTAAATCCAATAGTTACAGGTAATAGTCCTACTAGAATTACTTTTGGACAATTTAGAAATTTAATTTACGGAGACGCTGAAAGTTCAATTAATTTTGGAACTGGAAACGTAGACTCTGATGATTTAATTGCTATTCAAATTGATAGAAATAAATATAAAGAGAGTTTATTTCCTGGTACTTTTAATTTATATCTTGCAAACGCAGGTAGTGGACCTATAAAATTAACAGACAATTCTAATGATATAAATATCATATCGTATTTAGACGGCGGAAGAGTTTATAATATAGTATCAGGATCTAATGGTACCGCAAGAAATAGTCCTACATTAACAGGAGCTACTAAGGGATATACAGTTTCTGGTAGTTATGGATTATTTTTACCTGATATCGGATTGATACTTTTAAATCCAAGAGCGCTTTCTTTAGCATCAGGAGACGGTGGTATTGGAACTTCTTTTTCTACAGCGGTTACTTCAAATGCAGCTAGTTTTAATAATAATCTAATTTTTAGAACAATTAATAGTGGATCTTTTTTCCAATTAAATTCTCAGGAAACAATTTCTTCAAACTATCTATTTGTTAGAGTTAAAAATTCAGATTATAATTATACTACTAATCCATCATTTTTTACAGGATCTGGTGATTTAATATATTCTAATTTTATTAATAGTCCTCAAACATTTCCAACATCAGTAGGATTATATAATGATAATAATGAATTGTTAGCTGTGGCTAAAATGTCTAAGCCACTAACTAAAGATTTTACTAAAGAAGCTCTTATTAGAGTTAAATTAGATTGGTAGGAAACTACTATAACAGTTTGTAAATGGGATCATCAAAAAATACTCTTGATAGGTCAGATATTTCTACTTATCCTATAAAGTTAAAATACTCTGCATCTTACTTTAGTTCTTCTGTTATTAATAGTGGAATAACTGTTAATAGAGGAATTAATGGATCTTTTAATGTAAACAAAACTGAATTTCTTGTATACAAACTAGCACAACAATTATATTATAATTCTTATATTACAGGAAATTTAGATAATTCAGCTAGTGCATGGAATGATAATCTTCAATCAACAGCAGCAGAAGGTACTTTTGATAATGATTTTAGATATTTTCCAATATCATCTAGCGATGAAATAACTGTTATATCTATACCAAGAACTGTATTTGGAGAAAATATAAGTAGAAAGAGTTTTAATTTAACAGGATTAACTTATAATATTATAGATGATGGTAATGGAAATATTATAGATACAGATAATCTTAATATACATGTAGGAAATATTTTATATAATCAAGGTATAGTTGTAATAACTAATTTAGATTATAGAAACGCTATAATAGATTCTACTACGACCACAACTACAACTAGTACAACGACTACAACAACTACGGCGGCGCCGACTACAACAACAACTAGTACAACAACAACTAGTACCACAACTACAACAACTACAGCAGCGCCGACTACAACAACAACTAGTACAACGACTACTACTACAACAGAAGTACCAGCTACTATATTTTGGGCAAATACAGAATTAGCTAGTCCTTATGTAGATTCTGACTTATTAATAAATGATGATGGTACAAATGTAGTATCATCGTTCTCCACAGAAAATAATAGTTTTATAGCTTCTGCAGGAAGTTCTATATATTCACAACAAAATAGTCAAGGTGGTACATTGGGTTCTTATAGATTATATATAGAAAATCTAACTGATTCTACAGTTTTACATAATAATATATCAACCCCTGGATCAATACCTGCAACAGTAAATTCTTATACATTTACAGCAGCTTCAGGTAAATCTTATTATGTAAGTGCTTCTGCATCTGAAACTACGACTACTACAACAACTACTACTACGACAACCACTACTACGACAACTACTAGCACAACAACAACAACAACTACAGAAGTACCTACATGTTCAGTTTATACAATAGAAACTCAAGGTACAGGTACGTCTTGGACTGGTAATTTGTGTGAAAATAATAATTCAACAGGTGGTAGTGTTAATACATTTAGTTCTGTAAATACGCCGTGTGTAAGAGATAATACTTTCTCTTATGGTCCTGGTCCTGGAATTTCGGTATCATCTGTACCATGTTAAAATAAATAAAAAATAAAAATAAAATTGTTATGAAAAATTTACGTTACATTTGTGTTCAACCAAGACTTATTTATTATGCTTGGCAAGTAGAAGTTATGATAAATAACTTTATTAAAAATGGTATAAATCCAAATAATATTGATATTCTTATTGCTTGTAATCCTAATGATGAAACTAGTAATCCAGAAGTAATTGAAATATGGGATAAACTAACAACCTATTACGATACAGTAAGATTTTTCTTTTATCCAGACACTAGAAAACATCCAATAAAATATATTTCTTCAATAAGACCAAATATATTAAAACAACATTTTAAAGAACACCCAGAACTTTTTAATGAAGCTATATTTTATCATGATTGCGATATTATTTTTACAAAACCAGTTGATTGGAATAAATTTGTAAATGATAATATTTGGTATTTAAGTGATACTAATAGTTACATAAATTATAATTATATAAAAGGTAAAGGTGAAGATGTTTATTTAAAAATGTGTGAAATAATCGGAATGGATCCAGTTATTCCTAAATTAATGAATTCTAATTCAGGTGGTGCTCAATATATTCTTAAAAATATTGATTATACATTTTGGGAAAAAGTAGAAAAAGATTGTGAAGAATTATATTTT